GGTGGTTTGACTTTAATTTCAGAAACAGTTGCAAATGCATTGTCAAGTTTAACTTTTGGCACAATTTCTGGCGCTTATAAGCAATTATTATTAGTGTGGGGCGGTATTCGACATAGCGGAACTGGTAGCGGTTTTGATATTAGACTAAACAATAACAGCGGTTCAGTTTATGCGTGCCAATTTAGCCCATCCGTAGGCACTTCACTTTCAACACAATTTGAACCAAGAACATCACTTACAGGAAGCGATTGGCGACCATTTGGATTAAATGCCAATGGAGGTGAATTAAGATTAGATGTAAGTGGATATTTGCTAATAGACAATTATGCTTCTACTACAAAAGCAAAAACTTATTATGGGCAATTTAATTTTTATGATAACACCAGTGGTAATTTTAGGTCATCAAATGTGCTTACTGGCATTTTTGACTCAACCACAGCAGTAACTTCTATTGATATTTTTAGAACTGCTGGTGCGGCTACATTTTCAAACACAGGCGATACAACAATCAGATTATATGGGGTGGCGTAATGACTAAACTTATCGTTAATTGCGAAACTGGCGAAACAGTAGAACGCGAACTTGTCAAGGCTGAAAAAGATCAGCAAAAAATCGATGAACAACATTCTTTGGAATTGCAAGCAGAACAAGCAGAAATTGATGCCAAGCGTAAAGCAATTTTTGATCGTTTAGGTTTAACTACTGATGACCTTCGGGCTTTAGGTTTATAGCACAATCTTGGGGAAATGTGCCTAGTTTAATTGAGATCGCTAAAGCTGAAATAGGCACAACCGAGTTTGCCAACAATGACAGCAAGTATGGCAAATGGTATGGCTTAAACAATCAGCCTTGGTGTGCTATGTTTGTATCTTGGTGCTATGACAAAGCAGGATTAGGCGCAAAAGTATCAGCGCAATCTGGTAAAGGATTTGCAAGCTGTGATGCTGGGCTTAAATGGTTCGCAGCTAAAAATAAGTTGATCCCAGTTGGTCAGGCTAAAGTCGGTGATATTGCATTCTTTCAATTTGACAAAGATGCAGAGCCTGATCATGTTGGCATAATTAAATTTAACAATACAGCCTTAAAGTATTTGCAGGTTATCGAAGGCAATACATCAGCAGATAAAAGTGGCAGTCAATCCAATGGTGATGGCGTATATCTAAAGCGCAGAAGTTACTCATTGGTAATGGCTGTTGCCCGACCATAGGAGCACAATGAAACTATCTAACAAACACAAAGCAGCAATTAAATCATATTTAAGAGCTGTGGCAGCTAGTGGTATTACTGTGGCATTAGCAATTGTTGCTGATATCCGACCTGAGTTTGCAGTATTACTTGGTGCGTTAATTGCACCGCTTGCTAAAGCAATTGATCCAAATTCTGGGAGTGAAGCGGATTATGGTGTTAATGCAAAATGACACCGAACGAATGGGTTGGTTTAGCCGTTGGCGCATGCGCTATTGCAAGCAGTATATTGCTGGTTCTACGCTGGGTTATTAAATCTTACTTGCAGGAACTCAAGCCAAATGGTGGGTCAAGCATGAAGGATCAGTTAAACAGATTAGAAGCGCGTGTTGATGATCTGTTTATGTTAATTAGTAAGCGATAATTTATTTATGGCGAACACACGAAAACCTATCAAACGCAAAAAGATCAATCGTCGCGTAGTTCGCCAAACCCGTGAGCTGACTAAAATGGACACTCATTTTATTACATTGCATGAAGCATTTACAGCTGCTAAGCGTGCAGGTTTTAGTAACGAAATGGCATTTTGGATTATGCAAGAGCCAAACGCACTACCCGACTGGATTTCCAATACAGAACCCGATGCAATAATTCCACGCATTGATCCGGATCAGGATGACGATTAAGCGGATCGCTTTTATCAGCGATTTACAAGTGCCATTCTTTAATGAATTGGCAGTCAAGTCAGTAGGAAAATTTTTAACAAAATGGAAACCACACCGCACAATTTGTATTGGTGATGAAATTGATCTGCCACAGCTAGGCGGTTTTAATGCCGGCACGATAGATGAGATGGTTGGCAACATCCATGATGACAGAGTATTAACCCAAGAGGTTTTAACTTATCTTGGTGTAACAGATGTCGTAGGTAGTAATCATGGAATTAGACTTTATCGATCAATAAAGAAACGACTGCCCAGCTTCTTAAATCTGCCAGAGATGCAATACGATAAGTTTTTAGGTTATGACAAATTAGACATTAAATTTCATCCTTACGGATTAGATTGGGCGCATGGCTGGACTGCCGTTCATGGTGATGCTTTCCCACTCAGTCAAGTGCCGGGTCAAACAGCCTTAAATGGGGCTAGGAGGCTAGGAAAGAGCGTGGTCTGTGGGCATACCCATAGATTGGGTCAATCAGCCTTTACAGAGGCTTCTAGAGGTCAATTAGGCAGGACTGTGTGGGGAGTAGAGGTCGGAAATTTAGTTGATTTAAGCAGTTCAGGCATGGCGTATACAAGAGGCTACGCAAACTGGCAAACTGGCTTCGCTGTGGCTTATGTTCAGGATCGTAAAGTGCAGGTTATTCCTGTGCCAATTAACCCAGATGGCAGTTTTATTTTTGAAGGCAAGGTTTATCAGTAAATAATCGTTATCAAATCGTTATAAAAAAAGCCACTCAAATCCTAGCAATGTCCTTGATTTAGGTCATACTTTATGTATCCACAAGAGCTGTGGATGTATAAATGTTGGGAGCGACATGATAGAAACAACAATAGGCTGGCTGTGGCTTTATGCCATGCTGGGCTTAATAATAGGCTGGTGGGCAATAACAAAGATAATGGATCAAGCATTTGATCGTGGCTACTGGTCAGGTAGATCAGCTGGTTGGCGAGCAGCTAATGAACATTATGAAAAAGTCCGCAAGTTAAAATCTCAATCTGTATTTGACTATGACAAGCAGAACTGAGCTGTTAGATGAATGCGCAGCAATCTTGTCTGCCAGAGGATCTGTTTACGGAAGCAGTCAAAGCAATCACGAACGGATCAGCGAGTTGTGGTCAGCTTATTATGGAAGTTACATATCGCCAATGCAGGTTAGCCTTATGCAACTGCTCGTTAAAGTCAGCCGATTATCAGAAACTCCAAATCACAAAGATAGTGTTAAAGACATTATTGGTTACGCAGTCATCTACCAGGAGCTGTATGACGACTACGACAAAGAGTTTGGAGTAAGTGATGGCATTTAACCTAGCCGATTATGAGGATGTGGCTACTCTTAACAAGTGGTTTATATCTAACTTTCCATCTGGTCGATCTGACATATCAGTAATTAGCCATGATGCAGTCAATGGTTATATTTTGATACAAGCGACATTGTGGCGAGATAGCAAGGACACTTCACCGGCAGTTAGCAATGTGGCATTTGGCGCAAGAGAGAGTTATATACAAAACATGAAAAAGTTTTATGTTGAGGATACAGCGACAAGCGCATTGGGGCGAGCAATAATCTTATTAAAAGGCTCAGACAAAACAGCTACAAAAGACGACATGAGAAAGGTCGATGATGCACCAATTAAAAACATTTATGGCAAAAGTGGCAATTCGCAAGTTATTGAAATGGCACTCAGAAAGTCATTTGCAGATGATGCTAAACCAACAAGCGAACCAGCAACTTGGTCAGTCGGTGATGTTGCCGAAGCCTTATCGACCAAACCTAAACAACAAGAATGCATACATGGCTTGATGATATTAAAAGAAGGAACTGCCAAAACCGGCAAGCCATATTATGGCTATGTTTGCAGCGCACCAAAAGGTGAGCAATGCAATGCTAAATGGGCAGTTACAGCTGCTAATGGCAGTTGGTTCTTTAGAGAGGAGGAATGATGGGCGAGTTAATAATAATTGATGGCTCAGGACTAAGCGCAAGATTTACAGAGCAAGGCGTAGTCCTAGAGCCGACAACTGATCGATGTGTAAGCTGTAATGACGACAGATTATTACATGATGGTCAGTATTTAGTATGTGCGATTTGCCATTGCAGGCAGTAAGGATATTACCATGAAACATGCACAGTTTAAGTGTAATGGTTGCAGTCGCAAGACTGAGTTCTTATGGCTTGAACAGTTAGATACGCCAGAAGGATTTAAG